TTATTTTTTATTTTTTATTTTTTATTTTTTATTTTTTATTTTTTATTTTTTATTTTTTATTTTTTATTTTTTATTTATCTGGAATATTCTAAATCTGCTGTTCCCGATTGGAATTTTAATATATTATAACGCTCTTCAAAAATAAATAATTGGTAATTATATTGATAGATTGAACCAGGATCTTTTGATGTAGCAATAACTTCCCCTGTTTCTGGATCACAAATTGTTGTAAAAAATACATTACTTATATCAAATGGAGGATTTGACGTTAAATTATATTCAAATTCAATTGTTTTAAATTTATTTGTATTAAACGCGCCACTAGGTTGTATTTTATTTGGATCATTTGATAAACAAAAATTATAATTATATAAACCTTCTTTAAAATTTCCTAATGTTCTATTATATCTCTCTATTTTGTTATATATTCCACTTGGAAAATCTCTCTCTCTTTCTGATCCATCTATTTTTATTGCAAAATTTCTTAATATTTCTTTATGATTTTGCTGCATACTAGTAGATGGAGTATATCCAGTATAATATATGTTTTTACTAACATCATTTATTACATAATTATGTAAATATGGATAATAAATTTTATTATCATCGATATATAATTCATGTAAATTATTAGGTATATTATCTTCATATGGCCAATTTGTATAATTAGACCATTCATTTCTATCTTCTACATCATCTCTGCGAAAATACCACATCCAATTAGAAACCAAACCATTACTATCTATTTTAATTTTACCCGATTGTTGTTTTATGTCCTTACTATCTTCATATACTAATTTAATCAAATATTCTTGGGGTCTATTTGCAAATAATATTCTTTCTTCGTTGTCTAAAAAACATTGAGTCGTTAATAATTGAATTTTTAAATCTATTTTTGGCTTGATAATATAAGAGTTAGTAGATATATATTTAACAGGTGGTTCTTGAATAAAGTTATAAAAAGAATAAGCCCGGGATTTATCAGACAATGCTTTTATACGTGGTAAATTATCATATGTTTTTGGTTCTATTTTTAAACTATTTTTACTAAAATCATATAATACATCTTTTATTGTAAATAATTTTTCAATAGGGTGCAACACAAATTCAATTTCAAATTCTGCATATTGTAAACATATTAAAGGAAATGCCATTGTTGATGCCATAGAATACCAACTATTTATAGGTATATATAATTGTGTTTCTGAAATTGATGGTTCTATTCCACTAATGTCACTATTATTGAGTTTAAATGAATTCGGATAATTATTATTTCTATTTGCATAATTAGCAGGATCATTTAGTTCTTTAGTATTTCCTGTCATAATATTAAATAATTCTTTTTTATTACTATCATAATCACGCTCTACAACATTTTGAATATATGAACCAGAATATTTTTGAATTAAATGACCTCCTATAGTAAATTGAACTTCTTTAATTAATTGACTACCTATATTTTTTATCCATTGAAATTCATAAGGGCGATATTCTTGTATTGAATCTTCGGGATTGTAGTTATAAATAGGACTCCATATATTTGGTAATGTTAATACTAAAAAAGTATCCATAAGCAAATCTCCATGACGCGGTATTTTAAATCTATATTTTGTTTCTTTTGCTAAATCCATATTAGTTTGACCAACTTGATCTATAAAAAATTTTTGCATACCAAAATTAGTATATTTTACATATGTTGCTTTAAAAAATGATTTAGTTGGATTTCCAGTTAATATAATATTTTGATTTCCTATAGCAATTAAATTAAGTAATCCACCTGCCATTATTATTACTAATTTATATATTTTAATATTATAATTTTAATTTGTTTATTTTTAGTATTAAAATAAATATAATTAAAATATTATATTATATTAATTAGATCTATGCCTGATTTAAAAGAAAATTTTGATAAAGTTACAAACTATGCAAATGATACTATGAATTATTTAATGCAATCTGAACAAAATTATATTATAATAACATTTGTTATTATATTTTTTATTTTATTTTCATTAATTACTTGGATTTTTTCAAAATTAAGAATACAAGACACTGCTTGTAGTAATATGGATAAACTTTATAAAAAGGAATTAAATCGTTATAAAACTAATTCATTTATGATTAATGAAACAACTCCAAAAACAGAAACCATTCTTGATATTGTAAATGTTTATAATTTAAATTCACAAGATGAAAATCATAAATATTCTATACCAAAAAATTTCAATATTAAAACAGCATATAACTGTTGTTGTATAGAAGGTTATAAAAATAATTTTGTAAATACATGTGCATTAGAATATTGTATTTTTAATGGGGTAAGATGTTTAGATTTTGAAATTTATTCATTAAATAATAAACCTATTGTTGCTGCATCTACTGCAAATAATAATAATATTAAAGAAACATATAATTACATTGATTTTGATGAAATATTAAGAATAATTGATTATAAAGCATTTGATGAGAATTTTACAGGATGCTATAATGATCCTTTATATTTACATTTTAGAATCATGAGTGAAAATAAAGCAATTTTTGATAAAATGGGAGAATCCATTAAAAATAAATTAAGTAATGAATATTTATTTACTGATAAAGTTATACATATAGATAAAAATCCAGATGAAAAATATTTTCTAGGTATGAATGAAAATAAAAATCCTGGTTTAAATGAATTTTCTAGAAAAATAATAATAATATGTCAATGTAAAAATAAAAATTTAATAAGATCTAGTGAATTAGGAAAATATACAAATATGTTATCTAATGGTGAAAATTTTTCATTATTACGTTTTAAAGAAAGTGAAGCTAGTGGAAAAAACTCTAATTCATTATTAATTTCAGAATCTAAAAGAAAATTTATTATGGTTTTACCTGATTTAGACAATAAATTAAATAATTATGATTGGCTTATTCCATATAGTCAAGGATGCCAATTTATTGCAATGAAATTTCAAAATGTAGATAATTATCTTATAAGTTATTTAAATTTATTTATGAAAAATAAAAATTATTCATTTATTCCAAAACCAAAAATTTTATCATTAAAATTAGGAAATAATGCAGATTTTAGTGAGGGAAAAATTGAGCAAAATATGATGCCGTATGATGTTCAAATTAAACCACCTACATTTTATATATCAATTTCAGGGGATAAAATTGGACAAAATTCTAATCAAAAGTATAAGGCTTTAATGTGTGGTAATCCTAATACAGATTATTTAGATTTTAAAGCATTATCTGTATTTCATTATCAAAATGATTTACCTAGTTCTTCATATAATGAAGCTAGTTTTAATGACACTACTTATATGAGTGATACATTTTATACATGTAAAGAAATAATGGAACGATCATATATTTTTTCCAATGGTTTTCATATAAATGATACTGAAGAGAGTATAATTAAAAAAAATTCATAATTATAATTATAATTATTTTATCATAATATATATAATAATTATAATTATAATAATGGATAAAACTAGTTTTGAAGAAAAAGAATTAGAAATATTAAGGACATCTGTTGATAATGCTTCCGCATTAAGTGGTAGAAAAATTGCACAATCGGATGATATTAAAAAATTAATTTCTATGTTAGAACATTTTCTAAGAACACATAAAGTATTTTGCTATGGCGGAACCGCTATAAATAATATATTACCTGAACAATATCGTTTTTATAATAAAGATATTGAGGTTCCTGATTATGATTTTTATTCACCTTATGCATTAGAATATGCAAAAAATATTGCAGATATGTATTATAATGCAGAATATAAAGAAGTAGAAGCAAAAACAGGTATTCATAAAGGAACTTATAAAGTGTTTGTAAATTTTATTCCCATCGCCGATATTACTTATATGGAAAAAAATTTATTTAATAATATTTATAAAGAATGTATTAAAGTAAATGGTATTTCATATGCTCCACCTAATTTATTGAGAATGGGTGCATATCAAGAATTATCACGACCTATGGGAGATGTAAGTAGGTGGGAAAAGGTGCTTAAACGTCTGATATTATTAAATAAAAATTATCCATTAAAAGGAAGTATGTGTAGTAAACAAGATTTTCAAAGATTTTATGAAGGACCTTTAGATGAAAGAAATAAAATTTATGATATTACTAGAAATAGTTTTATTAATCAAGGCCTTGTTTTTTTTGGAGGTTATGCTTCTAGTTTATATGGAAGATATATGCCAAAAAAAGAAAAAAAAATAATAGATAGCATACCTGATTTTGATGTATTATCTGAAGAACCATATGAATCAGCAATAATTTTAAAAGAACAATTGGAATATGAAGGATTTAATGATATTAAAATAAATAAAAAAGGTGCAATAGGAGAATATGTTGATGAACATTATGAAATAATAGTAAATAAAGATACAATTGCACTAATTTATAATGCAACTTCTTGTCATAGTTATAATAATATTTATATTAATAACCAAAAAATAAAAGTTGCTACTATTGATACAATATTAAGTTTTTATTTAGTATTTATATATGCAAATAGACCTCATTTTGATGTAAATAGATTATTATGTATGTCCGAATATTTATTTAGAGTACAACTTAAAAATAGATTACAGCAAAAAGGGCTATTACGAAGATTTACAGTTACTTGTTATGGAAAACAAGAAACATTAGAAGATATACGGGCAAATAAAGCAAAAAAATATAAAGAATTATTTGATAGAGAAGTCAAAAAAGGAAGTCATGAATATCAGGAAAATTTTTTACGTTATATTCCAGCTGACATAGAAAAATATAAAAATAAAGAATTAGATAAAAATAAAGATAAAGATAAAGAACTAGATAAAGAACAATCTATTCAAAAATCAAATAAAAAAATAACAAAAAAAAATAAAAAAGAAAAAAAAGTTAAAAAATCAAACAAAACTACCCAAAAGAAAGCATTAAATAAAGTTCAAAAATTATTAGCCAAAATAAAAAAAAATAAAAATAGATTATAAAAAAAATAGATTATAAATATTTTATTAATAATTTTATAAATATAAATATTAATAAAATGAACTTAAAGAAACTC